CTACTTGTTAGGCTACGCACGGTCGGAATGACCGAGAAATACGTTAGAGCCGTTTGCCTTGGTATAAGACCTGTTTTCAACGGGCTTCTGATTGGGACGGAATCCCCGCCCTCTTTAGGGGCGGGGTAATTCACAGATACTTATAAGTTCGGTTGAAAGGTTCTGTTGATGGATTCCCCGAAAGTTCTCTTTATCTGCAAAAAACGGTCAAACAATATCAAGGGATATGGTTTTGGCTTGGGTAATTCAGCAAGTTTCGTTTCTAGAATGCTCCAAGACAACAAAATAAAATCCGATGTTGCCTTGGCCCTTGACGCAAACTACATTGATCGGATTGTAACTGAGTACGATCCTAATATAGTGATTCTTGAGGCTATTTGGGTCACACCCGCAAAGATGGCAGAATTATTCAGCATAAAACGTCATCGGGAAAGAAAATGGATTGTTAGAGTTCACAGTAGAATCTCCTTTCTCTCCTATGAAGGCGTGGCTTTTCCTTGGCTCAAGGGGTACAAGGCGGTCATGCAGAAATTTCCTCAAATCGAATTTCTGATTGCCCCAAATACCAAAGAGACAACTTACATCTTCCAAAGCTGCTTTGATCTACCCTCTGTGTATTTACCTAACATCTATACAGCCAATTATAATCTTGAACCCAAGTCAAGACAAGATGGAATTGTCAAAATAGGATGTTTTGGGGCAATTAGACCATTCAAGAACCATCTAACTCAGGGATTGTCTGCAATTGAATTTGCAAACCTAAATAAACTTAAATTGGAATTTCACATTAATTCAGATAGGTGTGAGCAACGAGGAGAATGCGTACTGAAAAACTTAATTTCTGCTTTTGAAATGCAAAAAAATCATAAGCTAATAGAACATGGATGGATGGAACATGAAACATTTGTAAAATTAGTCAATCAAATGGATTTGGGAATGCAAGTTTCGTTCTCAGAAACTTTTAATCTGGTTGCTGCGGACTTTGTAATGTGCAATGTGCCAATTGTGACATCATCACAAATTAAGTGGATTCCTAAAAAATTCCATGCCGATTGTAATTCAACGCGAAATATAGTAGAAGTATTAAATTATGCTTGGAAAGGCGCATACAGTCCCGATGAGGCAAAAAATTGCCTATTGGAATCTAATCAAATTGCGGAAGGTATTTGGATGAAATACATTACTGGGGCTTCTTAACCCACCAGCCGGTATCTTCTGCTGGAACTTCTGGATCTGTTGTTTCTTCATCAGTTTCTTCCTCTTCTCCGCATTGCTCGTAACCAACTATGATCTCGGCATATACATTCTGATCATAATCAGTAGAAGCACATGTAAAGTCGGTATCCCCAGCAGGATCTAAACCCAGAGTGTTTTTAACATAACACTTTACAATGCTGTTCAATTCTTCATAGTCTAGCTTTAATCTCATATATAGCTCCTTATAGCTTACCTATATAGCTCCTTATAGCTTACCTATCTATTAGAGTAAGTTCTATTAGAGTAAGTATTAAAAAAAACTCACCATAGGGAAGTTCCCTATGGTGAGAATTAAGCACCGAGAAAGCGAGGTCTCTGTGCTGGTACACGGCTTAAGGGTTTAGTGTGCGTGTACTGGTTAACAAACTTTATCGGAAGATTTGCAATTGCATTTTGGGTGAAATGTATACACTTTCTGCAAATTCCAATTGAAACCACACATCATAAATTCCACAATCCATTTCGGTCGTATCTAAGAAATAATATGCCAAACACCTCTCTCTATATGTCACTAGTTCTTTGTCTACTACAAGTCTTAAATCTTCTTCCGCTGGAACGCATTCTCCACAATGCTGTGCAATGGAAATTCTTAAAGGGGAAACTATAGCTAAATTTCTATAATAGGCTTCTAATTCAGAGGCAGTAGGAACATTTGGTGTAACATTGATAATAAGATGTTGTTTTGACCCTTGCATTAATTTGTTTGGCCTAAAACTAAACGTACAATCAAAAACTATCGGAGAAGGAGATGTGAACCATAATTCCCTCTGTATTTGGAACATTGCCTCTATTTGTGCAATGGTACACTGTTCTTGCTGCTGTCTATCAAAAGACATGTACCAAACATCTACATATCTCCCAATACAATAAACAGCCTCTTCTAAAAATACTTCTACCGAGTAAGCTCCTTCGCCATCATGGGTTACAGTCGCCCCATCAATTGTCTGTACAAGTGTTCTTTTATCTACATTATTGGGATCTTGATCATTCACTTTCCAAATTTCTATCTTATCTACACCGTTTACATCAGAAGCTTGATTATTGTTATAAATAAGCATTCTTAAGATTACGGTGTCGCCAATATTTGGATTTTGGAATCGTTCTTTTGTAGACATTATTTTTTACTTTTATACTTTCTGCGTTCGGCTTCCATTTGTTTATGTTCCTTTTCCTTTTGCTCAATGAATCTATGTATAAATTCTTTTCTCAAATAAACAGGAACACGAAGCACTTGTTCATATCCTCCCATTCCAGGCATATGATAACACAAGAAAAAGATTTCATCCAGCCAAAATTTCATGAATTTTAGGCTGGATGACTCCCAATCTATTTCTCCTGTTCCTTCTTCTTGTACGATGGGAAGAAAAAACTTGCTTCAAGTGGCAACTCCATATCAAATTCGTATCCGCAAACTGTACAAGTCAATTTCACTTCGGTATCAACACCAAAAGGAGGCTCATTAATTAGGCTTCTTAGATAAGAAACGTCAGAAATTGGCAATCTCTTGAGTAAGATTTGAATAGACTTAGTATCAGTAACATCCTCAATGTTGTTCAAAAGCAAAGCCGTTCTATAGGTTAAAGTATCATCGGTACTGGTTATAAACTTTTTAGCTTGTCTCTCTCGATACTGAAGAATAGCTGTTTCGTCTTTTCCGGTAGACAATCTATAGGAAAATCTATATCCGGTCTTGGGAAGTGTGCCACTTAGATTGGTTAAACTAAATTCATCAGGACACTCTTCTACTGGCAGGGCATTTAAGTCAATTTCTGTGTTAAAGCTATTCTCACAGTTCGGGCACTTTACCTTTACTTCATAATTTGAATCATAAGAAATACCTCTAAGCCAAATAAGGAGGTAATTTCTGTCAATTGTTAAGAGGTCAGTTGAATTAATGTTTTCTTCAGTACACCTCTTAAAAATCATATCAATAGCTTCATTTTTTCTAACATGCCGAGGAGTAGCTAAAATTTCCTCTTCAGCACCAGTCATAGGACGGACATGCAAAGAACCACTAGTTAGCAAATCGTTCTCGTAAAACCTTCCTCTGGAGGGCAAATTAATTGTCTCGTAAGACAATGTTTGTAAATTGTCCAATAATTTATTCAATGGACCAACTTCTGTCCCAGCAGGAGCAAGCCTTTGAGAAACTTGAGATGCTGGTTGTGATTCTACTCCCATAGACTTATGCTTGGCATCTTGCATCATTTGTTTAAACTTTGGCGGCACATTTCCTGATATTTCTGGCCCTTCGCCTGGGGCTTTTTGACGAAAAACTTCATCTGACATAATTATTTCTCTCCTAAAAGTAAGATGATTTATTATTTTAACTTAGTATGATTACGATAAATATTGCAAACGTGGAAGAACTGATTTTTTATGATAAAAGCGTTCATTCTTTGTTTCCTGAATTTAACCAAATCTTCAAACTTTGGAAGTTTGGAACGGTCTTCGGAATAAGATCGTTATCCAAGCAAGCCTTGTTTGATTTTTTAAATTCCATAAACAACACTCATATTTTGACTTTGGAAAACTATTTTAAGGTGGATGTAAAGGTGGACAATATTGATTACCAAATCGTAAAGGATTTCAAGGTTCCTATTTCCGAGGCAGATTGTGCAATCTGTGGATTAAAAGGGTATCGTAATTTTACGACTTATCGGGATGATAACTATCTTTATATATGTTTCTGGAGATAAATTTTAAAATAAAGAGGTAAATTATGGACTTAGATTTGGGGACAGTTTTGTTGTTTTGTCTCGCTTCAATTGGAATGACTCACATCATGGTAGACGGATCTATTCTGCAATGGTTTAGGGACTTAATGCAAAAAATTCTTCCCGAAAAAGCATATGAAGTATTTAAGTGTTATCAATGTATGGGATTCTGGTGTGGGTTATTTGTGGGCTATTTCACAATCGTTAAGCCATTTATAGGTACGCCAGATTTTACTTGGCAACTTGCTGTCATTGCCACCTTTATTTGTGGTTGTGCCAGTAGTTTCTTATCTCCCTGGGCTGCTATTTATCTCAATGTCCTAGAGACAAAAATGATAATAGATTGTTCTGAAAACAAAAAAGAGGATTAATCATGGGTGTAAAAAACTATCTATTATATTGTAATTATTGCAATTATAAAAGAATAACTGATGGTACAAAAGAACAGGATATGGTGGAGGTTAAAGTCTCCCCATTATTCATTTCTCCACCAATATTAGATCCAGCAACTAACAAAACAATAGAAGCAAAGTTCAAAAAAAGACCCAAGAGATTCAAGTGTCTTAAATGCGGCAGGATTATATTTCCCAAAAGGATAAAAGAAGATGATCAACAAACTAACTCTACTGGATATCAAACAGGCGATGAAGGACAAAGCGTTTAGAGATAGTTTGCCCGCAGAGTTTGAATGCGATATTGCACAATATTTAAAAAATCCAGGCTATCCTTGCAATAATCGTATTTTTGTAAGAGTTAGTCAAGAGAGTAGACAACAGCTACAACAATATTATCCAGACAAAGAAATTATAGTCGTAGAATGAAAATCAAAATAACTCTGCTGGACATTAAACACGCTATGAGGGACAGCCGGTTCAGAGACAGCTTACCTCTAGAGTTCCAAGAAGATATACAAAAATATCTAAGCAATCCTGGTTGTCAATGTAATAATCCAATTTATGCCAGAATAATAAAAGAATGCAAAAACCAAATACAAGAGTATTATCCAAATAAAGAAATCGCAACTCCTGAAGAAGAATTAAAAGAGGCGAATCATTGGAGTGTGATTAATTGTAATGTAAACGAGTTAGAGAAAAAATTAAGGGATTTAAACCCTTTACATAAACAGATTAGTATGGCCAGATATCAAGATCAGATAACCGTAGTAATTAATGAATTTTAAGAGGCAAAATATGAAACTTCAATCAGTAGGTGTCGTTGGATGTGGGTTTGTAGGATCAGCGGTAGTTCATGGATTTAACCTGTTTGCAAAGGTTATGGTCTACGACCGAGACCCAAAAAGAAAAGTGAATGAGTTAGAAGAGGTTTTGCAGTGTGATTTTGTTTTTGTTTGTCTTCCAACTCCAATGGAATCTGTAGAAGGAGGTAAATGCAATCTTGAGTATATTGAGAAATTCTTCGACAGCCTCAAGAATTATCAGGTAGGAGAAAAGACCATCTTCGTCATAAAATCTACCGTTCCGGTAGGCACTACCATGCGGCTGTCGGAAGTTCATCCTAATTTAAAAATTGTTCATAGCCCTGAGTTCCTTACAGCACGATCTGCTAGTTTAGATTTTATCACTCCATCTCGGAATATCGTTGGAGCAGAAGATATAGCAGTAGGTCAAAAAGTAGTCGATCTTTATAAAGAGAGATTCCCTGGGATCGCTACTTATTTAACGCTATCAATGGAATCAGAGTTTATAAAATACGCAGCTAATTGCTTTTTTGCAACAAAGGTCATGTTTTTCAACGAGATGCGATTGCTTTGTGATAAAACGGGATTAAGTTGGGACCGAATCATGTTAGGTGTACTGTCTGATGGAAGAATTGCAAAAAGCCATTTTCAAGTCCCTGGTTGGGATGGTGAATGGGGATTTGGAGGCACATGTTTCCCTAAAGATATTAATGCGATGATTAACACCTTTGATGCCGAGGGATTAGACCCAAAAATTCTCAAAGCAGTCTGGGAACAGAATAAAATTGTAAGAAAAGATTGGGACTGGGGTAGAAGCGAATCTGCGGTGTCTAAGAAGACCTAGCTCCATAAAATACTGTCTTTTTAATTTTCATCAAACATGACTTTTTCATGTCTTGTGGATAGTCTTTATATTTCTTGATTTCCATTGGCCAAGGGTCGTCATTGAGTCTTTTTCCTCCCAAGAATATAGCATTATCATAGAAACCTATAGCTTTGTTGTAATCTTTGACGAATAAATAATAAATGTCACCTAAAAGACACCAAAATTCTGCCATTAATGGATTGGCAACAATACAAGGAAGTATATTACGAGAAGCAAAATCAGGATTCTTCTTAACATGACAATAAACCCATGCACAATAGTAACGCATCATTGTAATGGGCATTATTTTCTCTTTATCTTTAAACAAATATAAGTCGGCAGCTTTGATGAACTCGTCATATTTACCCTGTGATAATAATAAGCACGCCTCATAATAATGGGGCGAACTAGACACAGGTGAGTCCTTTTTCCAATTTCTTACCAATTGAAGCATCTCATCATGAATATTCATAGGTTTTGAATACAATATGGCATTAGAATCTTTCATTTCAGAACTAACCAAGCATTCGTACACGGGATTGACAAATTCCAATTTAGCGTCTTTATGCCATAATCTAATTTCTTTAGTCAGGATGTCTTGATTGAAAATTTTAAGGAAATAGATTCCGATTTTGTTTTTATCTACTATTTCTTTAATTTCTTTCGCGCCATATGACAAAGTTTCATTGGGATTGATCACAAAATGCCAGTTAGTTGAAGATTCTTTGACTAGAGTATTTCTCGCCTTGCTGTAGTCTTTTTCTGTGTATTTTATTACTTCACATCCATAATACTGAGATATTTTAAATGTACCATCGGTACTGCCACAATCAATTATAAAAACCCGCGCATTCAAAGGCAGAATTGACTCTAAAGTTGCCTTGATGGTTTTTTCATTGTTTTTCGTCAGAATTTGAATTGTCAGGTCTCTCATTTTTACTTATTAAATCTAAAATTGCATTTCCTTCGTGTAATTTATTGACAGAAATATAATATTGTGCTAATCTTTTATAAGCATTATAATTAAATGGATTATTTAATATTTCAGAAACAATGAGTTCTACTTTCTCGCTCATATTTTAAGAGAGTGCTAAAATATTATTAACCACACTAATTTAACAATGAACCGAACTGAATTGAAATGAATGGAACGAAAGACGAGGTAATTTTGGTAAAATTGTCAAAATAAATAAAGTTTGTATATACTATATATACTAGATACGTTGTTCTACATTTAATTCCGGGAGGCTAATGGGAGTAGAGTATTTAAATAACAAGATTTTCGAGGGAATCATTAAGAGGTTCCAAACATCAAAAAGGGAGAAAGCAAAGTACGAATTAATAATTAATGACTTAAGTAAGTCCAAACAGGCCAGAGCAAGAAGAAAGAACAAAAAGCACCACGAACAGGTACACGAACTACTTAAAAAGAAAACAGACGAATATAAAAAAATACATGTAGAATTTATACAATCTCAAGACGATTTAGCAGCAGCATTTTATACCCTAAGCCAAAACATTGTTAAGTACGCAAAATTTCAACACATAGACGACGATGACGCTGTGCAAGAAGGAGTAGTTATTTGCTTTGAAAAGATAGATCATTTTGATCCTCAAAAAGGCAAAGCTTTTAACTATATGACAACTTGCATATTAAATCACTTTCGTCAACTTTATAGGAGTGCTAGAAACTATCAAGAACTAAAGAAGAGATACCTGAACTATCTTCAGAACGAACTAGAAAAAATAATTATTCATAACGGAAAAGTACAATCAACTACTTCTAAAATCATACCAGTGGAGAATTCACGATTAGCAAATTAATTAGAGGTATTGGAAGCAAATATGGCAAGTAGCATGATTGAGGAGATGGAACGCCAAGAGTTGATTCAAAAATTAATTGACAAAGGTTATGGAGAACTAATAGAAGCTCTTTTGTCTAATGAAAACAAAGTATACACCAAAAAAGGTAGACTTAACAAGAGTGGCACATGTAGAGTCTTAGGTTGGAAGACAAAACAATTAGAAGACGCTTTAGAAGAATGTAAGAAAATTTTACATTTTGATATGGAAGATGATGATCAAGATTAACCAGGACACGCATTAGATGGTGGGGGTTGAATAGTTACTCGGTCGGCATTCATTCGACTGTCAGAGGAGGTCTAGTTCTGCCATTTGCTCTTTAATCATTAGGGATAGATTGTTAGATTTTGTCGAAGGAGCGCTTCAATTCCTGTCTCATGTACGGTGAATGACACCACGGACAGAGACTTGCTCTATCATATCTTAATGTAAGTTCAATAGTTAAAACTTCGGAACTACTCATATCCAAGTCACCCCAATTTACTTGGGAAGGATAGGCGTTTTCGAAAACCCATGACTCCATAACATCTCCACATCCACTAAATAGTTTCAACCAACAATCTTTTTTGAAACCATAACCATTCACTTTATTGTCCAAAATAGCAAAAAATTCCCCTGTTTCTGGATCATAACACTGTTTAATCCAGTCCCAAACAGGATTTGAGGGCCAGCAATTCTTGTCATACATATCATAAAGAGTTATATTGATTGGCTTCCAAGAAGGTTTTCCTGGCAAATAAATATCCTCTGTTACATGTTGAACTTCTATGTCTTTAAACTCTAAACTTGGCCTAGATCCTTTTGTGGGGGGCAATGCTCTAACACCTTCCGCAGGCTCTCCAAATACATTTTGAGAAATAACTCCGAACATCCATCGAAATTTTCTTTTATATCTTGCCGAAGGGGAGGCCAATGACCCCATTCCCATATTACATTGTTTTCCGCCGTAATTTGCCATATTTATTCCTAAAAAAATAGACTAGAGGTTTTGGCCTCTAGTCTATTTATGTTTAATTGCATTAAATTAAATCAATTATTTGCAAGGTCCGCAGCATCCACCACTGAATTCCATGCATGGGCTGCTGTATTCAACGTTCGCATAACGAAGCGTCATTTCAATTGTGGCTTCTTCCGAGCTAGAATAATCTAAATCATTCCAGTTTACCGCTTGAGGCCAAGCGTCCTTTAGAACCCACTTCTCTAATACGTCACCACAACCGCTATACATTTGTAGGGTTACTATTCCAGCATAGTTCTTATACATATCACCCATGCAAAGATTGCCTTGCAATCCGGTCGTGAAATCAAAGACGCTAATAATCCAAGAATACAAAGCAGTAATTTGACTTGCGACTTCAGAACCCGCAATATCATAGAAGGTAACGGTAATGGTTTCCCAACTAGCTTTGCCAGGGATATACATTTTGCCGTGCTTCATATTAATTTCTGTTTCTTCAATGGACAAATTAGGTCTTGCCGCAACCTTGACCATATATTCTTCTAGGGTAGGACCGCTGCATGGCATTTGAATTGTCAGACCCCATCTAAACTTTCTTTTGAAAATGGTAGTGGGACTTGCTAATTTGCCCATTCCCATATTACATGCTTTTCCGCCGTAGTTTGCCATATATTTATTCTCCCTTGTTTTTATATATTACTATTAATTAAAAAATTTCTGCGTTAGAGTCCCAACTTCCTGTTCTGTGAATTGAGAACTCAATGAAGATGAATTCAACGGCCTTCGTTGGCTGAATTCCAATTCTGGCCCAGAATTCATTTCTGTCCACTTTATCTGGAGTATTCAACTCCCAGTCAGCTTGAATACGATACGCTGTCAAACCACGCCCAGCCTTAATATCTTCAAGGATAGCGCTGCTGAGGTTAATGAACTGTTGATGGAACAGATCATCGTGTGGTTCAAACAAGAGATATCTAGAAGCTTTTCTAATTCTCTTCTCGGCCACAAACATCATTCTTCTGACATTTACGCGATCCAAAGCTGTTGGCCTACGCTGTAGGGTTTTCTGGCCCCAGACAACGAATCCTTCAACATCCGAGAATTGTACGATTGGATTGATTGCATTTCTCCAACCATATAGTAAATCTCTCTCTTCTAAAGTTGGGCGATCAAATACGTCGGAGATGTTTGGAACCATGCCTCTTCGGAGACCGGCAGGTGCAAACCACGGAGCCGACATTCTATCGCTTTGAGCGTATACGGCTAAGATAGAACCAGATGGGGGAACCCAAACGTCTATCAAGTTATAACCGTCTCTCAACTTGACCCACGGCCAATACAAAGCTGCGAAGTCAGAATCAAGCTTAACACTATTTAGTGGATGAACTCCATTGTGCCACTGAATAATTTCATTAATATACAATCCGAATGGAGGATCGATAATTGCTAAACAATCCATTCTTTGATTTGCACAAACATCAATCAACGCTTCCATAACGTATGAAGATGAGTGACCTGGAACGGCTATCAAATCAATATCAATCTGTTCTGGTTCCGATAAAGTATAAATACCAGTCATGGCGTTAAGATCACCAATTAATAGTACATCCTGATCATCTGGATCAGCGGGAATACCGTCGCTTCCACCACTTAGGTAATAATCTCCTGGTAGTGGCAAAGCTGGATTAGTTACATTGTCAAGAACACGAACCCAGTCTGAAACAATTGCAGTAAAGGTTTCTACGTAAAATCTGCTTGAAACTTCTTTTGTTAGGTTGCCCCAAGTTTCAACTTGAGTTCCGTTGTTGTATACTTCCAATGTGAAAGTACCAGTTCTCGGATCAGTAATAATAGATACCATCGTATCATTACCATCGATACCTGCGGTATCTCCGGTAATTGTGAAAGTAACATCGCCGGTAGAGTTTTCAGAACCAAGTACAATACCGCCAGTATAATCATCGGCATCACCCGCATAAACTACTGGGCTGGTGCCTTCTGCGGTTGTATTTCCGAATCCAAAGTAGGCTTCGGCTGTACTTTCTGGTTTTATATAAACTCTG